ACTGAACCAGATGAACCAGAGGAGGTACTACCATGATCGACCTGAGCATTCGGGTAAAGAACCCACAGGTCTGGTTGGTCAAGGCTAAAGACCTCGGCTTCATGGAAGAGGTAGTTGTAGAACTAGCTGTTCTTGATGAGTACAATGAAGTAGTCACTCCTGCGGTTATGGAGTGGCGCTTCAAGTCTGGTATTCAGATAGATGAGATCGACGTCATCTGGGTCACTAAACCGACCTATGATGAAGTTGGTGTAGAGCTCACCAGTGGTGTAAAAGCCTCTGGTCAGCACTTCAACATCCGTATCACTAATCCAGAGTTACAGGCCGAATGGTCTTCGCTCTGGACTGAGACGCTAGATGAAGAAGGTGATGTAGTCAGCCGTGCAATCGCAGGCGCAGTAGCTGTTACCTCCAATAAGTCTGAGAAGGCTTGGAAGTGGCAGGGCGTTGAGTTCATTGATATCACATCAGTGGCCTCACCTAGCCGCGTCTGGCTATAAACAAAAACAACAAGGAAGAAAACAATGGAAAAGTATATAACTTGGGCTAAAGCTAACAAAGGCAAAGCAATGATTATTGCATTTGTGTGTGTTGTTGTAGTGTCCGAAATCATTAAAAACGTTTAAACAAAAAAAAAGAGCGCAAGAGATCAAGGGTTTCCCCAAGTCTCTTGCGCTCTTTTGCATTATACTGTCTTCTTACCCTTGCCCCTCTTGCCTGTGTTGGGGGACAATCTTGCGTTCACAACACCAAGCCCCATAGCTTCTTCGGGGGAGAGGTGGGGGTACTTCCTCTTGTTCTTGTAAACCCGCTTAGGCACCCCCTTTAGGCGGATGTTATACTTAGGTTTTGTGTCTCGTATGAGTTCGCCCTCTAAGGTGACGGATTGCCCGAAGGTTAAACCCGTGTGGAGGAACTCAGCATAAGAGAAATCGCCAAGGCATTGTTTACCTTCTATGTAAGTAGTGTGCTCAAGTGAAGTCCTGTTAGTTGCATAAATGCGACCAGCTTGACCACGACCAATATAGACAGTCTCAGCCCCATCCTTGTGGGCATAAATGTAATACTTTCGGGTTTTCATTTGTGTCTCCAAAGGTGGGGCTTTTTGCGTTTTAGGACTCGTCGTATGCGTCGTACACTTCATCAATGATCTTATGCTTCAGACACTCTTCAGGTGACATCCACTCATCATTAGGGTGTAGTAGGTGCTTACGGATGTAAGTCTCGGACTTCTTAGTGAACTTCTTATAGTGAGCAATCATACGGTCAGAAGCCATATCGAACTCCTTAGTGATCGCCTTCAACTCACCTTCCTTACCTGATGAACCCCAAGCGTATGTGTGGCTCATAACAGATGTGTTCTTAGTGATGATCCTGTGGTGCCCTGCCATAAGCGTAAGGACGCCACAGGAAGCCACAATACCCTGACCAATCGTAGTGACAGGAATCTGAGACATACGCATAGTCTCTACCAACATCCAGCACCAGTGTACTGCACCACCACCAGAGTTGATGAAGAGTGAGATACCATCTGGTTGGTCATCCTCATCCATCAGGTTGTACTCTGTGATAGCCTTAACGAGAGGCAGAATGTTCTCCTCGTTGAATGTACCTGTGAGATACAGTAGGCCATTGTCATGTAGAATCTTGCTAGGGTCTTGTGGAGCCTTCTGTGGGGCAGGTGGTTGAGTAGCTTTCTTCTTACGGATAACATTAAGCATTATTGATTTCCTTTTCAAACTCACGTAGACGTTTATATACAGATAGCAATTCAATGATTGTGGACCATGACTTAAAGAGATACATCATAGAGCCTTCTACACGCCCAAAGGCACGAAGGATTTGTTGCATAACCCCAAGGGTAATAGCACCACTAACGATAGCTGGGGCTAATACCACATAACCAACAAGAACGTTAGCCTGTAGGCATGACAAACGAGCTACATTAAACACTGCGTATCTAGCGTAGTTGGTGTAGTGAATCTTACGAACACTGTCGAAGACTTCATTAAGTGTCTTAGGTCGTACTGAACCATCATCTTCTGCTACAACCAATACCTTACGGTAGGCTGCTTCCTTAGCTTGGATGTCGTATTCAATGTTTACAAGTCGTAGTAGCTGACCAACGACCAACAGGATGATAGTAATTCCTGCTGACCAGATGATTGCTGATGCTACCAAACCATACGGCCACTCACCAAAGAAGGACACTACGATACCTGAAGACAACCCCATTAGGATCGGGAAGAATGCTACAAGAACCATGATGCTCTCTACGAAGGAGACACCTAAGCCTTCCATGATCCTAGAGAACTTAACAGTGTCCTCTTGGACTCGCTGTGAGGCCCCCTCAATGCCTCTGGCCTTGTTGTATAGTTTGTGGTAGTGAGCAACCATAGAGGTACGCCAGCGGAACAACCAGTGCTGTGTGAAGAAGCTAACTGATAATGCTACAGCAATGTAGATTGCAGCGATCTTACCGAAGGTTGCTAGTTCACCAAAGTATTGAGTAAGTGTGATGTCCCCTTCGCCCTTGAGTGCTTGTTGGATCATGTCGTAGAATGAACCGAACCACTCATTGATTTGTACGTCTAGCTGTACTTGATACCAAAGTGTTAGGAGGATCGCTATGGACCCTCCGTAGGCCCATAAGGCCCACTGCTTTTGTTTAAAGAATAGAAACATAACTTATACTCCTGAAGTTGCGTAACGGTATTCGTAGATAGCCTTGCTCCAAAGTACCTCAGTGGCCCTCATACGATCAATCTGTTCACCATCATCAATGACAACAAACTTTGAAGTTGTAGTGCGTACTAGGAGGTCGTGGCCGAATGATATTGGGATACCCACTTGAGCTAAGTAACTAGACATATCAACATATGCCCTACCAAACATCTGAGTGATCTCAAGGATTGTTACGTTTGTAGGCACCATAGTAAGGTAAGGTGTGTGGAACCAAAGCTCACCATCAACTACAACCTTACTGCCACCTAGTGCTGCGAATGCTGCCGCAGAGACTGCTCTCTTACCAGCAGGGATGATGACTACTGACCCCTCCTCTTTAATATACCTACCAATATTAAGACCTGAATAGTAATCTCCACCCTCACCAAAGATAGTTACAGTAAGTACATCATTATCCCGCATAGCAAGATAGACCATGATTGCTTGGAATTTAGTAGTTTTGCCAGTGATGGCTAGGCTCTTAGTAGTGTCGTCGTATACCACAGCAGATGATGCTGGTGTTGCCAGAGCTAAGACAATGGCCGTTGCTAGATACTTAAACATTATAGTTTCTCCTTGTAGAACACTCTAACCCACTGTGCACAGATACCTGAACGAACAATGTCGTCTAAGGTGAACTCTACGATTGGTACAGGAAGCATGTGCTTCTTTGCTAGGTGTGTGATTTTGGTTAAGCCATCGCCTTCTTTAAGGTCAGTCTGTTGAATGTCCCCATTGAGTACGATGGTTGATCCCTCACCTACGCGGGTCAGGAGCATCTTAAGTTCGTGTGTAGTAATGTTTTGAGCCTCATCACAGATGATGAAAGCATTGTCGAAGGAACGACCACGCATGAGGGCTAGTGGTGCCATCTCAATGTTACCGTTCTTAATACCAGTCTCTACTGCTCCTTTACCAAGGTGTTTGGTAAGAACCTCAAGTACTGGCATGGCCCAAGGTGCAGCCTTCTCTTCTAAATTTCCGGGAAGGTAGCCCATATCCTTACCAACAGATACCATAGGGCGAGTGATTACGATCCTGTCGATCTCTTTCTTTGTATAAAGGTCAGCAGCACAGGTGGTAGTCACGTAAGTCTTACCTGTACCAGCAGGGCCAAACACAATCACTTGGTCTGAGGATGCGATAGCGTCTATTAGTTTCTTCTGGTTGTCAGTTGATGGTACTAAACCTGATGTCTTCTTCTTAGCTGCTCCTTTGTATGTGGTTGCTCTCTTATCGGGAGCATCTTTTCGTGACTTAGGTGCTTGCTTAACCATTATCTATTCCTTCATAATAAGTATTTACTACGTTGTTGAGTCTCTCCTGAGCTTCCTGTGCTAAACAGAACTCAAGGGCAGTGTCTGCGTGTTGTATGATGACCCAAAGTTGTTCCTTATTCATATCAGACATACAGTAACCAGCCATACCACTAACTATGTAGTCGTACTCGTTGATGTCAAAGAAGTCGTCTTCATCCATTGGGTCATCCTTTTGTTTAATTACTCACAAGTGCGAAGGCCAGTAGCAGGGTCAAAGTAACAAGCCCCACCAACCTCATCTACAGAAGATTCATCCACGAAGCTGTGGTCCCCTGAGTCTTTCTCTGGTGTAGCATCCTCTGATGTAGCAGCGTTAAGGATACCAAAACGTTTACCAGATGCACGGAAGGTTGTGCAACCAGAGCTACCACCATCATAAGCTGCCATATAGACTTGCTTGAACTGTTCCCAAGTAACATCATCACCAACATTACAGGTCTTAGAACATGCGCTGTCTACATACTTAGATGCAAGGTTGAGAACCTTTACGTGGTCGAACACTGACAGAGAGTCAGCAGTCTCACCTTTGATACCAAACTCACGATAGCCATAGTCTTCTACTCGTTCAACACGAGGGCCATCGAAGGTCTGGATAGTGCGGTCGTAGAAGTGTGAGAACACTGGCTCAATACCAGAGGACACATTGTTTGCACTAAGGCTGATAGTACCTGTTGGTGCCACAGAAAGCAGGTGGCTGTTACGAATACCGTGAGTAGCAATAAGTTCACGGATGTCATCAGGCATTGTTAGCATGAAGTCGCTGTCCAAGTATTCTTGCTTGAAGAGTGGGAATGGACCCTTCTCGACTGCTAGGGATACAGAGGTACGATAACAAGTATCACGAATGATAGCCATGATCTTCTCTAGCTCATCAAGGAATGGTTGTGATCCGTAAGGATACCCCATAGCCTCAATAGCATTTGCTACACCAGTAACACCAAGACCCATACGACGCTTATCCTTAGCTTCCTTCTCTTGGGACTCTAGCGGATAAGTAGCACGATCAACAACATTGTCCATTGCTCGTACAACGTAGGGGATGTCATGCTGAAGTTTCTCATAATTAAACTCCCATACTCCATCTTCATCTTTCTCCATATATTGTGTAAGGTTGAACGAACCTAGTAGACATGCACCGTTTGGTGGCAGAGGTTGTTCACCACAGGGGTTGGTAGCTGCGATATACTCACAGTATGCTAAGTTGTTCTTCTTATTAATACGATCGATGAACAGAATTCCCGGTTCCGCCCAATCCCATGTGCACCGTAGGATGTCATCCCAGAGTGCTGTAGCTTTCACTGTACTGTACACACGACCATCAAACACTAGGTCAAAGTCTGTGTCATTCTTTACAGCTTCCATGAACGCATCAGTAACACCAACAGACAGATTAAACTGTGTAAAGGATGTTGAGTTGTTCTTAGCACGAATGAACTCTTGGATGTCAGGGTGGTCAACACGCAGTACGCCCATCTGAGCGCCCCGTCTGTGCCCTGCGGAGCTGATTGTCTTACATAGTGCGTCAAAGATGCCCATGAAGCTCAGAGGGCCACTAGAGCGGCTGTCAAGGCTACGGATGTGAGCACCGTGTGGTCGTAGTGTCGAGAAGTCGTATCCGATACCACCACCTAGTTGCATAGTCTTAGCAGCTTCAGCAGCAGCTTGCATGATACCTTCCATGCTGTCTGGGATAGTCATAGAGACGAAGCAGTTGTATGGAGTTACTGTTCGTGGTGCGCCCATAGCTGATTGTACACGACCAGCAGGTAGGAAGCGCATGTGATATAAAGCATCACGGAAGTTGTTGAAGTGCTCATCGTCGTCCTGTAGGGACTGAGCTACGCGGGTCATAGCCTCACGAAAGGTCTCACCTTTACTGCGGTACTTCATAGCGTGGATTTCTTCAGAGATGCCCAGCTTAGGGCCATTGTCATTACGAATTGTCATTATTAGTACCTCTTAGTGATTTATCAAATAGGACCATTACGGCCATGTAGTTGTAGTTCTCTATACTCACTTTGTCTCACGACCACGTTTGTCTTTGTCTTCTTTCAACCACACCATACGGTCAATGTCTGCTCGACTGAGGCCAATGTCGTTTAGCTCACGGTTTGTTAGTTGGTTAAGCTGCTTGATAGCCTTACGATGCTCACGCCAAGTAGCCAAGTAATTAATGTATCGCCAAAACATAGTCATCGGTTATCTCCACTTCCACCTAGTACGCCACGTTCTTCGCGGCTGTTCAACTTATCAACATTTTTCTTTAGTATTTCATCTAAGTCACTGTCGTAGTAGTTAGCTAGTGCAGTAACATAGAACACTACATCCCCTAGCTCCTTAATGATGTCTTCACCTGCTACTAACTTACCATCACGTATCTGCTTCTTAATCTTCTCAGCAATCTCCCCAGCCTCACCTACGAGACCAAGGACGTTCTCAACTAACCGATCACTACCTGTTGTCATGATCTTACCCTCAACCCACAGACCATACTGACGATTGCTCATTGTTGTTTGTGGTACTGTAATCTTTGTCATTCATTTCACCTTATGATAATCTGGGTGGTAACGCACTAAGTGTGCGCCCCTGTACCCTGTGTCTGTGTTGTTGTCGCCACGTAGTGCAGCGTCAGTCTCATGATCCGTATGTCCTTCGAAGTGTCTCAAGGCTGATCCATTGGGGCTCGTACATACCGTCTTGGATATTACGCTTGATGAGTACGCCTTTCCACCATTCTTTGTTCGCTTGGCCAGCCCAACCTTCTGGAGCGCCCTTGTAACAGCCGACGACGGTCCCAATAATACCGTTGCTTCCAACGTCATCTTTAAAATATACACCACGTTTATGACTGTGACCAACGCTGACAGAACGATAGCGCTTTTGTAGTAACCCAAAAGCATGATGTACACCACTAATGGCACGACCAAAGTTACCAGCGCCCACAAAGTGAGCGTAGTCAACACCGTCGTAATTATGAATGGCGGGGGCACCGTGTTCGTATTCGTGGTATTCGTCAAACCACTTCTTCGTTTGTAGATGCTTGAAGCTAATGCCATACTTGTCTCCCTCCAATCTTGGGTCAAAACCTATTGCTGTTCTAATACGAGCCTCGTGGTTCCCCTCAAAGCCGTACCACTTAGGACGCTTACTCTTACTCTTCTTAAAGCGATACCGAAGTAACTCCTGTGACTCATTATACGACACAATATCTTTCTCATAACTCTGAGCTACTAATGCTTGTGGCTTCTTAGTGTCGTAGGAGTTGAGAGACTTCATGTCAGCCCCATCGCCTAAGTCTACACAGTAGTCAGGCTTGATGTCGTGGATTAGACCACCCAACCAGTCAAAGCGCTCATTGCTTGTCTCTGGTGAGGCGTGTCCACACGACCACACGATTGCTGTCTTACTCATCTTCTTCGTCCTCTAATTCTATATAGCCAAACTCTCGTAAGTCCTCAAACTCACTTATAGCATCGCAGAATGTGTCGTAGTATATGTTCTCAGACCAGTTGTACCTACCATCAGTAACTAAACAACTATTCCAAAAATGACCCTCATCATCATGTGGCCCACTTAAGATTTGTATAAGTCTTGTCATTTGGGTTTCTCCTTCATCCAGTCTACTGGAATTAATCTATCGGCATATAGGAAGCCATGTTTGTCACACCACCCCCCATATGTCTGGGAGGAAGATTTGCTTAACTTAGTTCTACTGCTACTGAATACAAACCTAATGTCTAACAGTGGATGCTGCTCCTTAATCAACAGATGTTTGGTTCTGTCGCTAGGCATGAAGCGTCCTTTTGTCTCGATTATGATACCGTTAGACATCTTGAAATCAGGTGTGTACGTCCTTGGTTTTGACACAAATTTGACTTTGAACTTTTCATATTCATAGTCTGTCTTATGAGCCTTAAGATGTTTAGCGTTGTCTTGCTCTAAACCAGAACGGTAGCCAGCCTTTAGGGCTGATTGTCTTAGCTTGCTTCTGGGGGTTGCCATATCTGATCCTCCTCACGACGTAACCACAACAACCTAGCATTCTCAATGACTTTCTCTTCGTCACCTTTGTATGCCTTGACACAGAGGTCGTATAACTCACGCTCTGTGGTTGCCTTAGCTAACATCTTCTTAGACTTAACAGGACCAATACCCATAAGGCCACCAACATTGTCAGCAGAGTCACCCGTTAGGATTTGACCATAGACAAACTGTAAGCCCTCAAACTCCTCTACAGTCACTAGCGTACCTCGGTTGAAGTTGTAGTGGCCACATGGAATCTGTAGGAAGTCCTTGTCGATAGAAGCAATGATAGTACTAGGCCCAAGCTCTGTGGCTCGAATAGCAATATCATCATCTGCCTCTTGTCCTTCAGAGACCTTAGCATTGTAGTGTTCAATCAGGTATTGTCGCATAGCCCCTAGAAAGATAGGCTTAGGTCTTTCCTTTCGTTGTGCTTTGTATGTTGGTTGGAAGTCGTGTCTGAAGTTACCCTTACCTGTAAGGAACATCTCCCACACATCATCACCACCAGCGAATGTTGTAGCTTCTAGGATGCGGTCCACAAGGTCGTCGATCTTATGTTCGCCATCTTCAGGGTCTTTATCCTCGCAGTAGTAGGCTGATCGGTAGGCTAGGATGTCGCCATCAATTAGTATCTTCATAAGGTTTCATTACCGTTGATTTGGTTGATACGCATATCGCAGTATCGCTTGATCTTCTCTAGGTCTGTGATCTCACTGTCCTCCTGTGTTTTACCATCGTAAATCTTGTAGCCAGCACGAGTACCATACTTGATGATGTTACCACGCCAGAACTCTAACTCATTCTTCATGATGAAGGTGATAGGTTCAATCTCAAACCTAGCGTAGTGATCTGGTTGATTGATGATGTCGTTGTCATACTCACACTCACCACAGATACCATCGTCATCTAGGTAAGCCTCACAATCTAAGCAAAAGTTACTCATCTGTTTCTCCCAATATGCTTTTGAATACATAGTCTAAGTTTGTTCCAGTAGCACCGCAGTAGAGTAGTAGCTTCAGACCTAACTCTTGTGCGAAGGCTGCTGTCTTATCGTCTAGGTCAAACTCTACAACGGCACCCCCATGTTCATCTTCAGACAACTCTATTACTTGCATTGTGCCTATCGTATCCATCAGTACCGATCCTCCATTAGTGCTACCCATGATACAGGGAATAAGTCCTCCATCTTTAAAGCAATGTCCCATGCTACCTTCTGTGTCTCTGCTTGTGTGTCTGTAGCACAACGTAAGCGACACATGTCAGCAAAGGCGTCTAAGCTACCAGACCAATACCACTCGGTCATGGTGGATTGTGGTAGGATCATACGAGCTTGTTCAGGTGCCACACCTTGTTGTAGCATCTTGCGGTAGTCTCCTAGTGCCTTAGCGTTGACCTCATCAGCGTAGATGCTAGGGAAGTACTGAGACTTACACTCATCACCTGAGCCTTGCTTAACGTCCTCTGCACGGCCTCTCCATACGTCTGGTGTATAGAACTCAGGGTCATCATCGACGTAGCGACGACTGATCTCATTCCAACGTAAGAACTTATGCTTCACTAACTGTCGTGCTACAAAGATAGGTGCCTTGACGTGGTATGATGCAAAGCAGTGGCCGAATGGACTAAGGTGTTTGTAGCTGGCTAGGTAGTTGACCAGCTTAGTGTCACGGCTTGACAACACGTTAGGGCCACCTACACGTCCCTCAAAGGATGACTTCTTACCAAAGGATACCCGAGCAGCATTAACTACGCTAAGGTCCGTCCCCATTGAGTCTATAAGGGTTGCCTCTATGTTCGCCATTGTGCTTCCTCCTCCTCAAACATTTCCTGAGCTAAGTCTATCTGTTCTTGTGTTAGTTCTTGGTCACATCCAAGGTCTAAGTTAGTGGCTGTGAACCAACCATGTTGTAGTAGGCTGACATCTACCTCTAACTCATGGTTATTTTTGTCCATTAGGTAGACACGAGTGTCAATAATCTCCATCCTCATCTTCCTCTTCATATGCTGCTTCAAGTAAAGCTGTCCAAAGGATGTCCAACTTACGATTTGTACGACCTAGTTCCCACACAGTGTACGCGAGGACTGCTAAAGTCCCCGCGAGTATGTATTCTATTCCCAAAGGTCGTCTGCTGCACAACTCCAGACCATACGCCCATCTGACCGTTCAGCCGCAATGGACTCCACATTGGTCCACTCAGACCGTGTAGCCTCAGAGACTACGTGTAGCCAATCCTCTAGGTAATCTACATCTGCTGAGATAGTCTTAACGATACCATTAAAGGTCATTTTGATGTCTACTTGCATTAGAACGCATCCTTATTTACTACAGAGCCACTTGACTCACCATCGTACTCAACCAAGTCAGTGATTGCTAGTTTCTCTAGTCGGATGGAAGCACGAGAGCCATCACCATAGATAGAGACCTTAACGACAGCCTTAGTGCCATTACCTAGCTCACCATCCTCACTGAATGACCACTTCTTTGTGCTTTCACCTTCACGGAAGTCGAACACTAGAGGGGCACCACCAAAGTCTTCGATACCAGAAGGGTGCTTGTTAGGACGCTTCAGCTTCAGGTACTTACCAGAGGCTAACTCTGAGTTACCAACCTTGATTGTGTCGTGGCCCATAGCTGATGGAGGAGCACCAGCACCAAAGAACTTATCGAAGTCCTCGTCTGTCTCTGGGTAGAAGTTGACGTTGTACTGACCTTCCGTCTTTGCGTGGAAGTCCATGTTCGCATCCATGTTGTCTGTGAATACTCGTGCGTATTCGATGAAGCCTGTCATTGCGATTACTGTTGTCTTAGCCATTAGTGAATATCCTTGTAAGAGTTGCCCACGGCGTAGTCTACGTCCAGTGGAACATTGAGTTGAATGATAGTATTGAGCTTGTCTTTGCACTCAAGTAGTACTTTAGTTGTTCTGTCTGCATCATCAGTCTCTACGATTACCTCATCGTGGAATTGACCAATGACTTTCTCACCAGCTCCCTTAACTAGCTTCACATATTGGTCGAAGCAGTAGACGCCAGTTGATTGGTTTGTAGTAGACCAACGGTCCTTTTCAGACCGTAGGCTGTGCCAGAACCCTGACACGTCGTTGTAAATCCATGACTCATCACCTATCTTACGAACCTTTCTTGTTTCAGCAATCTTTTCTACTGCCCAGTTACGGTCCCAGTATGCTGTGATTAACTTCTTAGCTGCCATAACCTTTAGGCCAGTGGCACGTGAAAGTGTTGATGCACCTACACCATAGACGGCGCTGTAGTTCACAGCCTTGTACGCCTTTCGAACAGCTACAATCTGTGAAGCTAGTTCCGCTTGCTCACCCTTTGGCAGGGACTTCATTTGTTCTAGAGTTAGGCCAGTACCGATCTTCGCCATCTTTCCTCATCCTCCATGCTTTTCCTATGCAATGTTGCTCTGAGCCAACCTGTCCCCACTTAGTGTTGCTCTGAGCCAACCTGTTTCCCGTAAAGAGCACCACTCTGGTACTCAAATAACTCATCTAGTTCTGTTTTTGGTACCATTGGTAGAACTCGTACTCCTCTTGTGTTAATGCCCCCGCGTGTACGGAGAGCGAAATATGTGGGTCATACCCCTTAACATTCATACTTTCCACATACTCAGGGTCCAATGGTTGCATGTAGTGTCGCTTAGTAGTGTCCTCTAGGGATACCATATCGCAACCTACTAGAACCTTACCCTCTGGTGCAATCAAGCACCCCCTGATCTCTTTACCCCAAGGCTTATCAACAGCAGGAAGATTAACTAAAGGCTTCCTGTGCTTGAACCTGAAGGTGTTAGTGAGTCCAGAGATACCAGCCACTAGATACCCACCCACTTCACACTCAATGAAACCCTTAACGACACCTAGTCTGTGGCTGATAACCGTAAGGTCTTCTAGGAGTTTGATCGAAGGCTCTACCTCTGCTAGTTCTACTACACTAGGACATAGGTCTGAGCCGTCTCGTACTTGTGGTATCTTGCGCTCCTCACCAAAACCTTCACCTCGTACATACTTAAATGTCCGTGGCTGCCAGCCTAGCTGATAGAGCCATTCCTTTACTTGTTCGTGGCTGTTAGGGTTGCCATCCTCATGTCCAACCAACACAGTCATAGGCTGCATTGTAGATGCTGGCATGTAGGACTCTAGTAGCAACTGTTGCCAAGCCTCGCCTCTTGAGGAAAGTGTACCGTCTTTCTTGTACATAACCTTTGGCGGGTTCATCACCTTAGTGATAGGCTTCTTCGGCATTGCTTGTGATAGCTGTGTTTGTGAGTCCTCCTTCATCTCTAATAGTTTGTCGTGTAGTGCTTGAGCCTTTGGCACATCTAAGCGCCAACCGTATACTTCCTGATCCCTTGCACATTGTAGTTTGAATGTAAGGTAGTCAGTGAGTTTCTCTAGCTCCCCTTCTTCACGGTAGAGGCGCTTGAGCTTACGCTCTAGTATGTACCACACCTCTAGGTTAATCTTAACGTCTTCTTCACACCTGTGTTTGTAGTCTTCATAGTCTAGGTTGTCCCAGTCCTCAACCTCTGGCTTCTTTACACCAACTGTTGCACCCCAGTGAGCTAAACCGTGTCTTGCTCGTTTAGGTTCTAAGTACCACGACAGCGCCAAGGTATCAATGATAGTAGCATCTGTTGTGATGCCAAACTTTATCAGGGCAGGTATATCAAAACCCACAATGTTATGGCCGATTGCTGTTGTAGTCTTAAACATGACCTCCTGAATGGTACTAAGGTCATTAGTGCTGTGTACCTCACCAGAGCCTACTACCGACCACGAGAAGACGTGTATCTTAGTAAGCCTATCTAGGAGGCCGTCTGTCTCAATATCGAATACAATTTTCATAGAGCCTCCATAGTGAATGTTGATGTGTTGAATAGCATGTCGCCCGCGTGTCCCTCCTCTGATGTTGGGCGGTTCTTTTCGATGATCAGGCGTGTTGTGTTCCTATCCATGAAGTCTTCCGCGTCTTTGTCTCGATCTAACCGAATGATAACAGAGGCACGTTGGCCCAGCATCTTACAGTATTTAACCTCGTTGTCCTCATTAGTGTGGGCGATGGTAATGATGCCCACGTTAAGGTCTGCTGCAACCTTAGACAACCTAACAGCTAACTCAGCTAGTAGGCCCTCCTTGTTCTGCTCTGAGCCAACAGAGATAACATCTTGCACAGGCTCGAACATAACGTAGTCACAACCATATGCTTCCTTGAACATCCGTATCTGTGAGATCAACTCATCAGCACCCTGACCATCCTTCATGAAGTATTGATAGTAGTTCTCGCTGTCTCCTAGTCGTTGGATGCTTGCTCGTACTTCATCAGTCTTACCCTTCTCCTCAACCAAGTCCTTGCGGGTCAGGTTGTCCTTGAGGTCATACGACACCAAGCCAAGCACAGAGCGTAGCTTAGTTTCCTCTAGGTGCATCGTAGCGAAGGTAACGCCACGCTGTAGGAAGTTCCATTCAAGGTATCTCATTAGCTCTGTCTTACCAATACCTGTAGGTGCCTTGAACACCGTGAAGTGCCCCTGCATCAACCCCATTGCCTTCTTATCGAAGTCTGGGATGCCCGTAGGGACATAGGAGTGGTCAGGCGTATCATCGAACAACTCTAGCAGATCATCTGCACTGTGTAGGATGTTGTCAGGCATGAAGCGCTGAGCGTTATACCACGCGCTCTTGTACTCACTAGCCTTGTTAGCCTGTAAGAACTCGTTAGCGTCCTTATAGAGCGTGTGATCGACCCTGTAGACCTTGTTAGGGAAGATGTTGTTGATCTTCTGTGCCACCTCATCACCAGCACCATCCTTATCAACACTTAGGACAATCTTTTCGAAGCTATCTAGCCACGGTATGACGTTCTCCCAGAATGCCTTAGATGGGTTGGCTGATGGTAGTGATACGACAGGTGTTGGGTAGCGTGAGCCACGACCAATCATCTGCCACGCTGACATAGCGTCAAGTTCTCCTTCAGTGATAGTAACCATCTTAGATGTACCAGCAACAAACAGGTTCATCCCAAACAACTCATCCATCTTACCAACAGCAGTGAAAGACTTAGGTAATCTACGTGTCTTCTTACTACCTGATGGGTAGATGTATTCTTGTTGGATCGGTACGCCTTCCCTAGTGCATAGGGTCTTGACGTTGTAGTGCTCCATCACATCCTGTGCGATACCACGCATAGGAACAAACTTGTATAGGCTCTCTGGTGGATTCTCTACTACCACCACTGGTGAATTAAAACCCTTATCCTCTAAGGGGTACTTGTCTAGGATTTCCTGATCGTATTTACGACCCGCCTTTGGATATGCGCTACCACAAGAATAACACACTCCAACCATCTTGACTGAATTATAAGCGAAAGCATCACTGCTAGGGCAATTCGGGCAAGGCTGTCTAGTTACTTCTGACATACTTAAGACTTCCTTATGTTTGTATTAGGTTGTAGTTGTAGGTGTTACCCTAGTGCTTACTTAAGTTATACTAATAGATAACGAGATGGGAACAAATCGACATGCCCCATCCGAAACTTTCTTCGTATTAGTGATAAACACCAGACAACTGTTTCCGTAATGCAACAGTGGCTCTTGCCACCAATTCCCTCACTGTGTGTGTGGTTGCACTCATCATCTTGGCTACCTCTGGCTGCGTGTAGCCCTCAATGTATACCATCTCCATGACAAACTTTTGCTTGGGCGTAAGTGACTCCATTGCCCCGTAAATAACTGTTTTCATGTCATTATCTTCAACATCTTCTGTGGTCATCTCCTCTACTACACCACCAGAAAGCTCTACCATATTCATTTTCCCATTACGTTCTGGGTTTAAGAAGTTCTTTAGGTAGCCGCTGATGTATGGCTTTGCGAATGCTGCAAAGGATGTGTTGCGGGTGCTGTCGTGGCGTTCTGCTGCTTCACACAACCCAAGAGCCGCTACTTGTACCAGTTCTTCCCACTCTGCTTCTTCACTGTAGTGCTGTGAAGCTGCGCTGTAGGCTAGCGGTAGGTAGTCTTGGATGATAGTAGTTGTTCTTCCTTTTGGCTTATAGCCTCCTTTGTCTTCTAGTGCGACCTTTCCTACCACCAAGTTATCTGTTGGAAAGATGTCACGCCCGTTGAATAGTTTAACTTTTACAAAGTCCTCATCGCCATTTAGTATGGCCTGATCAACTTCAACTCGTCCGTATACGTCATGTTTGGTAATCATTAGAAACGACCTCGCTTGTCAAATAAATCTTCTGCTGTTTCGTTGTACTCTTTCCCCTTGCTCAATTCGATCTGGTCAAACAAAGATGTACCTTTCTTTAGCTTGGATGCTTCCGCTTCCTCTGGTGTGATGTTGTAGCTAGGGATTTTATCGAAGGTTGTTCGTGCCCCTTCGCGACACTTAGTGATCTTACCACCACCAGCCAAGTATGTGTCGATCAGGTCTTGATAATCTGATGGGTGGCTGTGGTCTGCGATGGTAGTATATTCGTTCACGTCTGCGTTCATGTAATAAGTAGTCATTTTGTTTTATCCTTCTGGGTTGAATGTGATCCATAGCATAGCACCAAGCCACACTACGAATACTACGCCGAATACGATTGCTATTCCAGTCATTGTGTTTCCTTTGTCATGGTGTCCTTGAAAGTATACCACACCTGTGTGATTGACGCTACGCCTATCGTCATGCCAACCAACGTGATGGGCTCGAAGGGAGACTGATCCCAAGAACCGATAGCTAAGTGCGTGTAGGAGGTCGCCAAAGATGATAGTATCAGTATTAGTTGCGATAAGATGCGGACGAATCTGTTCATTGTATTTCCTTTGGTTTAGGTTGTTGGGGTGGTGGCATCATTGGGTCGCATGGGTCATCCACAGGTGTTCCCACCGCCTGTACCTGTGCCACTGCCCTCTTGGTTGCCACAGTTACCTTTATCCTTTCCATCTTTTCCGTCCTTGCCGTCCTTGCCATCTTTTCCTTTAGGTCCACGCTTGCCACGCTTACCGTCCTTGCCGTCCTTACCATCTACACCATCAGTACCGTTAGTACCGTTAGTGCCATCAGTGCCATCAGTGCCATCCTTACCTGCTGGACCTACTGGACCTACGTTGCTTGTTGAGTTGTCTGGGCCTGTGTCGAACATGATGGTTTTCTGTGTCTTGCGGCCATCATCACAGTACCAACGCTGGTGGATGATACCACCTTCGATTTGGATACCTTCAAAGACGTAGCCTTTAGCACCACAAGCCCACGCAGGTGGGTGCTGTTCAGGGCCCTTGTGTGCCGCTGCTGTTGTTGCTGTTGCGATTGTTAGGGCGATTGTTGTGATGATAGTATTCTTCATTGGTCGTTCTCCATTTGTGCGTTTTCGTTTGCTTGTTGTCCAAGGTCTTGGATCAAAATGTCGTATTCTGCCAAGTCCATGATAAAGTCATAAAAGTCTACATAGTTGTCCATTTGTTTATTCCTTTGCTGTTGTGGTTTAGATGAATAACTCAACTAGTTGGCGTAACGGTTGGCCTAAGTAAAAACCAGAGTCATACGCTAGT